AGTTCAGCAAATGCCCAACTGCAGGCAAAGGAAACATAAAAACGTATTCCTTCGAGAGCATTCGCTGAAAGCAGAGACATCCATAAGGTTTTCTTATGAGATAGTTTGTTTGTAACACCGTGATTATCGGTTATAAGTTCATCATAGTATTTTGCGATATCGCGGCCGCAATCCATAATCTCTTTGTCATCTAATAATGTATCAAAGACAACTGAAGGCTCAGGATATATATTTCTTATAATATGTGTATAGGATCTACTATGAATTGTTTCAAAGAATGACCATGTTTCAATCCAGTTCTCTACTTCTGGTAAAGAACATATAGGAAGGAAAGCAAGGTTCGGTGCTCGTCCTTGAACTGAATCTAAAAGGATTTGCCTTTTGAGATTAGATGTAAAGATGTGTTTCTCATGATCTGTTAAGTTATCGAAATCTTTTTTATCTTTTGATACGTCTACTTCTTCTGGTCTCCAAAAGAATCCTAATTGTTTGTCTGTAATCTTTTCTAATTGAGGGTATTTAACTTGATCGTATCGAGCAATATCAACTGAATTGTCAAAGAACATATTACGTTCTAAATGCGATTTTTTATTTTTTTGTAGTATCGGCATTGGGTCTCCATGATATTGTCGATTTTTCGTCTATTGCGTTTTGAGCGCATTGTATGTATTCTCTGTCTTCTTCTGATAATACGGACCAGAATTTGCTGATTGTAAGAGTGTGATCATAAACCTTTTCAGGGTTTTTCATATGATAATCTACTTCCATCCAGGCTTGTAGGATTTCCATCCTTTGTTCTATTTTAATTCTTAAATCTTGCACGATTCGCAATCTTCGTCATCTTCAATAATTGCTCTTTCTAACTCTGGTAGTTCTTCTTTCATTTCACCAGCTCCATCATACGTATTGAAATAGTATAATTGCTTAAGACCATATTTGTAAGCTGTTACAAGATCAGTAAGCATGACTGACATAGGTACCTTATTATCCTCAAAGTGTTCAGGATTATAAGATGTATTAACAGATATACCTTGATCTATATACTTTTGTAAGATACCACATATTGCTAGGTATCCTTCTGGAGATTTTTGATCCCACAGTAAGTCGTACTTATTTTTAAGATGATGATAACCTGGCACAACTTGCGCCATAACACCGTCTTTACTCTGTTTGTACGATACCAATGCTCTTGGTGGTTCTATACCGTTCGTACTATTACTTATTTGAGCGCTTGTTTCGGCTGGCATCAAGGCCATGAGAGTCGAGTTCCGAATGCCAGTTTCTCTGAGTTGCTTGCGCAAATCTTCCCACGGTAAACGTTCTCTGTACTCTACAATATTATCTATTGCACTCTTATAAGTATCGATAGGAAGTATCCCTTCAGAATATTTCGTATCAGTATTATATATCATTTTTCCTTTCTCAGCGGCAAGGTTTGCTGAACTTTTTATTAAATAATATGACCATGCTTCAGCATATTCATCAACTATTTCATAAGCTGATTCGTCATATTTAAGTCCTCTTTTTGCTAAGAAATATGCAAGGTTGATAATCCCCACCCCAAGTGGTCGCCTGTTAAGTGTGCCCTGCTTTGCAGCTGGAATTGGATACCCTTGATAGTCAAGTAACTCATCAAGAGCACGCACAGTAAGATCGCAATATTTTTCAAATTCTGTTGTTTCATTTATTAATCCCCAGTTAATGGCTGATAAAGTACAAAGAGAAATCTCTCCTTCTGTATCATCATTACTTTCTAATGGTGTTGTAGGTAAATTTATTTCGCAACAAAGATTACTCATTCTAATTGGTGCAAGCTCTGGTTTAAACGATCCATGATCATTTGCATGATCTACGTTCATAAGATATACTCTACCCGTGTCTTTTCTTTCTGTTAAGAATGATTGGAATACTTCTAAAGCTGGCAGTGTTTTCTTTCTAATAGATGTCTTTCTTTCATACTTCTCGTATAATTCTTTAAACTTTTCTTGATCTATAAAGAATGCATCATATAAACCAGGCACATCATGTGGATCAAAGAAGGTTATATTACCTCCACTTAAAAGTCTTTCATACATAAGTTTATTAAACTGAAATGCATAATCCATGTGACGAACTCTAGATTCATCAGTGCCTTTATTGTTTTTAAGTACAATTAAATCTTCAAACTCATAATGCCATAAAGGTAGATATACAGTAGCTGCACCACCTCTTACTCCACCTTGTGAGCATGATTTAACTGCTGCCTGAAAGTATTTTAAGAATGGAATGAGTCCAGTATGTACTACTGAGCCATCTCCAACCTTTGCTCCATTTGCTCGTATTGAGCCAGCGCCTATTCCTATACCTGCTTTTTTACTTATGTATTTAACAATAGATGAAGCAGTAGCATTAATAGAATCAAGGGAATCTCCAGATTCAATAAGGACGCAAGAACTGAATTGTCGAGTTGGAGTTCGAACTCCTGCCATGATTGGCGTAGGAAGTGATATATAGAATTGAGATATTGCATCATAATAGTCCTTAACGTATTTTAATCGAGTGTCTGTATATTTACTAAAGAGAGTCATAGCAATCATCATATACAAAATCTGTGGTGTTTCAAATATTTCTTTTGTTCTTCTATCTTGAACTAAATACTTACCACGAAATTGTTCCATACCAGCATATGTAAAGGTATCATCTCTTTCATGTTTAATATAATCTCCAAGATCATTTAACTCTTCTTGATTATAGAGCTCTGTAATCTCTTTATCATAAACACCTAAGTGTATGTTCCTATTGATAACAACTGAAAGAGGTGGGACTTCATAGTCACCATAAGCTTCTTTCCTGAGTTTATAAGATATAAGACGAGCTGCTACGAATTGGTAGTTAGGTGTATGTTCTGAAATTAATTCAGCTGCTGATTTGATAAGTAACTCATGTATATCATAAGCTTCAATCTTATCGTAGAGTTGTATATTTGCTTTAAGTTCGATTTCAGACATTGATACGCCTGATATATCTTCAACTGCCCACTCTAAAACTTTGTGAACTTTTTCTAAATCAAATGGTTGATTGGAACCGTCTCTTTTAGTGACGTCTATTGTGGTGTTTTCTTTATTCATTATAATATATATTATATCACAAAAAGCGATATTTGTAAACGTTTATTGTTGTTTTATTTTAAGTCTTCTTTCAATTTCTTCTAGCCGCTTTGTTACTAGAGGGTACATATCGTGAAACTTTTTATCTTGCTTGATAATGTCGATACCAAGTTTATCTTCACACCATTTATCTAATCTTAAGAGATAAGGATGAAGAAAGCCGAGTGCTGAGCTTGAAAGTAGCTTGATGAGAATTGCGCGAAAAACTGCAACGATAAGACTAATCATTTGTCTTAATGCCCACACCTACACCTTTGTCTCCATTAGGCATAGTAACATCTCTATAGTAAAGTACTACTTCACCAAGCTGTTTTATGTATCTTTTAAGCTCTTGCATATCTTCAGCCATGACCTTATAGTCACCAACTGATGTTGCAACAAAGACAATGTCTCCATTGTTTTGCTTTTTCATTTCGTCAATAAATTTGTCTAAGTATGTATAACCTTCTGGCCAGTCTGGATTATCTCTTTCAGATAATTCGCAAGTCTTAGGTCTTTTTTCTGAACCATCTTCTTGTATTGTCTTCTTACAAGGATTTGCTATTCTTGCTTCTGATACAACAAACCATTTAGGTGCTGTAAGTTCCACTGGACGTGGTAAATCTGGTTGCATAATATCTATTTGTACTGGCTTAGATATTACCTCTAATTGTTTTGTTCCTAATAAAGAACAACCACTAATCGCTAGTAGTAGGATTGTTGATATTATATAATTTTTCTGTATCATCTTCGAGTCCCTCCATCACTTGTTCACTTGCATTATTAAATCTATTTTCCATAAGACCAGGCTTCTTAAGAGCAAGTAAGTCTAAATTATGTCTTGAAAATATTGCGAGGTATTGAGCCTTTTCTTGTTCGATTTGAGCATTTTGTTTACTCATATTCATAAGAGCCTTTCCTTGTTTCTCGTATTGCTCTTTCATAATAGCCATTGTTTGCTTTTGCTCTTCAACAGCTGATTCCAATTTTACGTTATTCATTGTAAGAGTTTGATTCTCAGTATATAACCAATAACCACCTAACCCTAATACAACAATAACACCAATTAATAATTGATTCATTATTCTACCTCTATCTTATATCTCAATCCATTCATAGCTTTGATATGGATATCTTTTTTATCATTTGTTCTAAATTTAAGTTCTTTAAAATTGCTCTTAACAATCTTACGAACATGATTATATTCAACGTCATCTTCGTTTCCCCATTCTGAGTCGAATGAAACGTGAATTGTATATCGTGTTTGGATTTTACTGATGAACCACCAATAAAAAGTCTTTAAATGCTTAATTAATTTTCGTAAGTGCTTCACGTGCTGTTCTCCTAGCAAGGATACGTTTTACAAACGTTTTACCCTCTTTAGTTCTACCATCATATAATTTGGCTTTCTTGTTTCTTCTAAGTAACGCTTGTTTACCCATTGCATCTGCTGGCATAGATACACCACCGCCACTTACTGAATTTGCTGCTGCGTCTTCCCACATTGCTTCGAATTCTTTAAATGTTCTTCTCATCTGCTTATATCTCTATTACTTATGTATATGTCTTGATTCGTTTTAGAATGCTTGACCCTATAGATATTTATATTTGAAATGCTCCCAATAGGGCTTTTAAAATCATCTACTATAATTCTTTCATTGCGTTTTGCAATTAACTCTCCGGTTATTGGAGACGCCATATCTTCGGTTAATATATAGTTACCTGGCATAAGTCTTGCTTCAGTGTCTTGATACCAATAGTTCTCGTTAAGTTCATTTTCGAATGGAGTGTCTAAAGCTTTTTCTAATGTCTTAAGAAGCTTAGAGTCTGACATTCCTGTATGTTCTTTTATTAAGAAGAGAGCAGCACCGTAACGAGCAACAACGGATTTGCCACCAGGTGCTTTTGCCATAATTCTTTTAAGATTAAATACAAGTCTATGAAAAACTGTATATGCTGACTTTTCATCAGGAGTAGTACGATCGATAGCTTTCTTAAGTATCTTACCTTCTTTGTCTATAATACCAAGCTCAAAAGCTTGTGTCTTTTCAAACGGAGTGACAAGGAGCTTTAGAAACCTAAAGGCATAAAATAAATCTCCTGTTCTTGATATAATTCCCATTATAGTTCTCTTAGTACCTCTACTATCTTTGGATCCATTACGACCTCAACTTTCTCATCCTCTGGCAAGTAGTGAAGATATACTAAAAATGGTTTGATATATTGATATTGTCGTTCTTCTATCTTATACCATATCATTTTATTGCAAGCTTCGATACCAAATACGTTATATAGAACTATAATGTGATTGAGAATAAGTCTCTCTTGTAATTCACCATGTTCTTCGTATCGAGTAAGCAACCTCTTAAGATACTTAAATCTACTGAGGTCTTGCTTAAATTCTTCTACATCCGTACATTCCGGATTGTTATATTGTTGTGCCGCAAAAAGTTTAAAATTTTTACTTGTCAACTCATCAAATACTTTCATCATATATTATATATACCTCTCAAAGGTATAGGTGTTAGTCGGATTCGTTATCAGCTTCGTAGTTTTTATCTACATAGTCAAAGAATTCTTTCTTTTTGTCGCCTTCTAATTCAGATGGTGAATCTACACCAAACTTTTTAAGTGCTTTATTAAAGAATGCTTGATATTTCTTTTGCTTTTCTGACTCTTCATCAACTTCGTCATCTTTAGATTCTTTGACTTCTTCTTCGTCTTCAGCGTAATCTTCTACTTTGTATTTCTTACCAGAAACTACGAAGTCGTCATCGCCGTTTTTACGAGCTGCCATTAAAGCTTTAGTAAAGGCATTACCTTCTTTCTTTTCTTCTTCGTCTTCATGCTTAGCTTCTTTAGTAACTGTTCCATCGTTGTTTTCACCAGACTTCTTGATTACATGCTTAGCTTTAAATTCCTTTTCGCCTTTTGGCTCAGGTTCAGCTACTTCATTCTTCTCATGAGTGTAACCTTTATCTGAAAGAGCTTTATGCTCAGCTTCATCTTTAGCTACTTCTTTTTCGCCTGTTTCAGGATGATACATATCGTGTGGATATTGTACTTCCTCTTTCTTTACTGGAGCTTTACCTTCGAGTACGTCTCGTACTGTACTAGCAATGCTCATTGTTATGTCATCATTAAATTTCATTTTTTTCTCCGTTAATTGCTTAAATGAATTATATATTCCCAAGTTACTGCTGAGATTAACCCAACTAATATAACCCAGAAAATTCTGTTTATTACATTGACAGTGCTCGCATTGCTATTCACTAATTGCTCAACCTTGTCTATTCTATTTATAAGACTTTGTAACTGTTCTGACTGCTGCTTATTAAATTCAGTCAATGTTGAAATCTTTTCTTCAGCTCTTGCAAGCGCTATTATGGCTTGAACCATCTGATCTAATTTCTCTTCAATCCTATCTAAACGTTGAGATTGAACAGTATACACTTGTTGCATTTCTTTATCATCCATGTTGTTTGATTATCCTACATTTAAGGTTATTATATCCTTTAATTAATCTATGATATTCTCCTTTTGGAATATCAAAAATCATTCCGGGCTCTAACAAATATGGCAAACAGTTTTCGTATTGAAAACGCCATCCCTCGCCTTCGAGTATTTCAACTTCACGTGGTTCATGATCTCGATGCCAAACGTATTCTTCATCATCTCGATCAATGAAGAACTCTCTTATTTCGCCGCCTATTATTTCTTCAGACGCAAAAGGTAGATCTACCAAAAGTAATCTCCTCCACCTTTAAGTCCTAAGCCTTTAGCGTACTTAGGTAATCTGCACGACCAATAGCCGGCTTTCATTTTATCGGTCTTTGTATCACAGTTATGTCTTGAAGCAAAGTTTCTTGCAGCGTCACGATCATTTATCTTTGATGATAAACCACCCTTCTTATCTCCAAAATTTATCTTCTTAACATTTCCTGTCTGAGGGTCTTTAACATATACAACGTATTTGCTTGGACCTTCTGATCTTTTAGGAGAGTTTAACTCTGGATCAGCAGCTTCTATCATAGGTTCTTCTAATGGCACATGCTTACCTTCGTATAAACCGAATGTTGCTTTGTACTCTTTAAAAGAAATCATCTTTTAAGATCTACTCTAAAGGATTTTCCTTTTTGTTGTGCGTCTTTAGTAATTTTGTACTTACCGATTCTTGCAACTATATTAGTTAATTCGGTCTTACCTTTTTTTAATTCTTTTTCTAAGACCTTCTTTACTTCAGTCCATATAGAGTCAAGAATAGCTGTATCACTTGCTACATACGGAGCTTCTTCAAGTTTTGCTTCTGTGACTGACCCATCCTTAAGATTTGCCTCGTATTTCTCTAAGCCTCTTCTTGCTTCAACAATACCGTCATTTACTTCTATTAAAGCTCTAGTATTTTTTTGGCTATAAAGTTTATTCATACCTTTATATGCATTTTCTAAATGCTTATCGATTGCCCTGACGGCTTTCATTTCTTTTGTTATATTAAACCTAGCTTCTAATACTATATTAGTATATGTTTCTTTAATTGTTTTCATTTTTGATAATTCATCAAATTTACTTTTTTGATTTTTAATAGTTTTTGTAAATCTTTAGTAAACCCACTTTTCATAGGTTTAGGTGAAGAAATTGTTGTTACATCTTTAGTTTTGTTACTCACATACGCATCGTGTTTTTTCATAAGCTTTTCAATATCTTTCATTATAGGTTTAATAGCCATTGTAGGCAATCCCATTTTTTCTTCGTTTATGTATTGCGTAAATGTTAACATTAGTAGTTTTTCCCTGCGCTTAAGTCAACTTTCATTTTTCTTTTAGGTTTGTAATGGCCTGTAGGTCTTCCTTTAGCTTCTTCTACATCGTCTTCAGGTTCCATCTCAAAGTATTGATGAGTTGCAACCCAACCCTTTCCTTTCTTTTTAAAGTTAAACCATCTACCTTCTAAGCTTTTTACTAGAAGTTCGACCATGTCCTGACCATTGAACTCTTTATCCATGATTATTCTATCATAGACATCAAAGAGTTGATCGTCGCCCATTAAACTGTAAATGGTATTCTTGAATTTTTCTACTGCGCCTTTATTCTTAGCAAACATTGGCTTTTGTAACATCCCTTGGAATTTCTTCATTTTGTCTATGGTAGATGGGATTGCCCATGTACCTTCTTTGACTTCAGTGTCTTCTTTAATACCAAGTCTTTTCATCACAATTCTAATTTGTGAATCAACTGCTGGTAGTTTATCAGACTTAGGTCCTTCTTTGTCTATAATTCTTGCTTTCATAAGAAGTAAGTCTGAATACGCTGAGTATTTACCTTCATTAACTGATTCTGGTAAAGACATCATAAACTTACCAATTTTTTGATTAGAGCCTGATACGCTAAGTTCAGTACCAGTTTTAGTTTTTTTACTTACAACTTTTACGCCAGCCTTTTGAGCATGCTTAACTGCAGTTTTATGACTATCATCATCCATGTCTACTAATTTAACAGTTTCTTCGTTAACAGATTCGTTTGCTTGTCTTAAAGCATCTTTAACCATAGAATCATTTGCTAATCCTTTTTTCATAGCTTCAATCTTCTTATAAGCTCCTGACATATTACCACTCATATCAATTGCAATTTTAACTGCTGCAGATACAAGAGCTGAAGGATATTTGCTTCTATATTTTTCTCTTAGTTCTTTAAATTTCATTTTTTCCTCTTATACTTTTGCAGCTAAATCTTTATCTGCTTTACCCCAGGTTCCACTGGATTTTGTTACGAATGAATTGACTCTTGCCAATCCCCATTGAACTGCGTTTGTTCCAGGTCTATGACCTGTCTTCCAAGCTGCAACTCCCCTCTTAAATACTTGTTTTAATATACCTAAAGGCATACCTGACTTATCAGCTTTTTTCTTTAATGCTGCGTCAGCGCCCTTTGCTTCTGTGCGAAAATCTTCGAATGATATATGTTCTGCCATTTCTCCATACATTTGTTTAAATTTCTTTGTATGTGAAGATGGTTTTGTTTCAGCTGTTGCATCTCCTGGAGCTGGTTTTGTTGATTTCTTTTTAAAATGAGCGTCTCTTTTCTGTTTAGTCGACTTAGAAAGCCCTGTAAAATACTTAGCAGGTTGTGATCCTTTACGATCTCCAATGTCAGCATCTTCTTTTTCTTTTACTGATGTAGAGAATGGAGTATCTTTCTTATATTTTTTTACTAATTTGTCTGTTCCAATTTCACCACAATTTTCTGCAATCTCAATTGCATCAAGCCAGTATCTTTTACTTCCAAGCTCTGATTCTACTATAACATAATTAGTACCACAAACCTTAATCTCTCCAAGTTCGTTTGTATCTTTTATGTTAACAATATCGCCTTCTTCAAATAAACCGCCACCAACATAAGCTTCTCTTGTTTGAGAAACAACTGGTAGATCAACATGTTGTCTAAAAGTATTTTCTAGCTTTAATCCCATACCTTTACGTACAGCATTAAAAAGATCTGTTGGATGAAATCTAGCTGGAACACCTTTGGCAAATCCAGCTAAATCATTTTGTTGAGCGGCCATGCGCATTTTGGATGCAGACATTCCAGTTGCTCCTTCAGCATCTGGGTCTCTTTCTCCTGCGCTTACTACATTTATTGCACCTTCGAAATTGTAAAAACCATGTTTAGATTGTTTTCCATTATATTTGTTTAAGAGTATATCAAATTCTTTTATTCTATCTGATCCTGCTACTAATGAAACTTTAGTGAAACCTTGATCGTATAGTTTTACTGCAACGTCCAGTACTGTACGAACATCGGCATCAGCCATTATGTTTCTTGCATGCTTAGGAAACATTTTACGAAGAAATTTAATTTTGTCTTTAGATTGAAGAGGATTCTTCTTTGCATCTACTGATCGTGATGCATATATGCGATATGAGCCACCTCGTGATTGCTTCTTTAAAGCATCAAAGAGTTTCTCATGACCAATCGTCGGAGGATTAAATCTTCCAAATACGAATGATACTTCTTTTGTGTTTTCAGTTAAATAATCACTGAATGATTTTATTGACATGTATACCCTTGGTTCCCATTTAGCCTGGATTCTCCCAGCCTTTTATAATATCTTTGCTAAAGTTATTTGTAGAAAATTCTAATCTATCAACTAACTTAACAGCCCCACCTTCCATTCGATCTATAGCAACAAAACCTTCGGGGTTGGTTACTTTAAATCCGGATGTTGTTTTTACAAACGTACCAATTTTACTTAGTTTGTTTAGTTTATTTATAATAATTAATTTGCTGTCTACGATTAAATTTTGTAAATCGAACACATTTTGTAAATTTTTTAAATTACTTTTACTAAAAAAAGATAAGAGTTCATCTCTTTTAGAGATCTGTATATCTTTTCCCTTTTGGCTACTTCTTTTATCAATTTGTTTAGCATATCTGTCATTAACAAATGTGATTAAACCTTTAGCATGTTTACTTGTATCTGTGATTCGTTGACCTTTTCTTACCATTGTATTGTTATATACATTAATGACAAGGTTAAGTTCTTTGTTTGATTCTATTTCTTTTAATGTCTTACCAGCAATCTTTTGAAAGATTTTACCAGCATCTGAAAGCTTCTTTGATACTAATAAACTATCTTCTTTTGTAAGAGTTGCAGTACCACTTAAATCATTCAGTGTTGCATCTTGCATCCATACGTTTGGAGATGATTTAAGCTTTGTTACAATATCTCTTCCAAATGAAGCAGACATATTTTCAAAGGAAGATCCACTATACGAAGTATGCCATACAATACCAATCTTTGCTCTTTGTATGTCTTTTGCTATTTTATTCGTGAGAGGAACAGCATAAGCAATAGTATTGGGATGAAAAGTAATATGAGACTCTCCATTTATTTTCTCCTTTTTGAGATCGCTTTGATCAAACATAAAGTCGCCTTGTATTACATCTTTGATGCCAAGACCTTTTAAGTTATCAAAAGCGAGTTTTAATTTTTTGGATAAATCTCCAGATGTATCGGCATCGATATCTGCATGACTCTTATAGACTTTAGGGTCAGCATTAAAGATGCCTTTTTTTGCTACGAAGAATTGTCCATCTCTTGGATCTTCTCCAGCGAATAAGGCGGGAGCTCCGTCCCATTTGACAGTAACATCTATAGGTGCTTTGGTGTTACCGCTCAACATATCCCGTAGCGATCGTAGCGCTAGGATAGCTTGGCGAGCTCCCTTAACTCCACCGTCTAAAACAAGATCCTCAATATGTGTCATATGAGTATTCTTGCCTGCGGCCTCTGTTAAGTAGTTTTTTAAAGTTATCATGTATAAACCTTTATGTATGCGCTTGAATCTTCTGCTTTAGATCCAGCGTAATTTATAATTTTTGTTATCCATCTATTTGCTTTCTTACCTGTGTTAAGATCTAGATAGTAACAAACATAAAGACATGCGAGTTTAGACGATATCCAATTGGTATCTTTGCTTAAAAGCTTTTCAGAAAATGCTTCGAAGGTTTCATTCTTATAGAAGTTGTTATACATCTTCCAAAATATGGCTATACCTTTTTTATCTTTTTTCTTACTAATTGCTTTTGCTATTTTGAATATGCCACTTTTATGATCTGGAAGTTTCTTACCGAATACTTGTTTTGCTGCATCCTGTAATACGCTCCAACCAGCACCGCCGCCTCTTGCGGTTTTAAGTAGTATTTCACCTTTGATTGCTCCACCAGGTGAACCATCTTTAAGAGACATTTTACCATCGTCATAAACAAGAGTTGCTCCTTTGTTTGTCCAGAATTCTCCTCTTAAAGCTCCTTGTAAAAGTATCTTCATAAGTTTATGATCATCTGTATCAGGTGGTAGGTTTACATTATATTCTGTTAGCTTAGCTGTTTTCTTTACAAGTTTAAGTGATATTCCTACAAGAGTTCTATCTACAAATTGCTGTAATATCGATTCATTTAACGATTTAATGCTGTCTACTTTAAGCGATTTAATATTAAAGCTTTTATCAACTGCCCATATATCGCCTGGATTCCATTTGTCATCTTTCATAGCTGCTAAATTAGTATTTTTATATGCTACATTTTTAAGTGCGTATACGCTATTCATGACTTTGTCATTTCTATGAAATGTATGACTTTTTTTGATATATCCTTTTTTATATAATTCTAATGCACTGATATGAGAAGACGTAAACCAACTTCCTTCAACACCTAATACTTCATCTAAGCTTGCATCAACAAATACTTTTTTGTATGCATCTTTTAAAATCTTAGCTGTGAAGAAATCTTCATCGTGTGTT